CATAATAGCATATTGCACAAAATTTTCTTCCCCACGCTCCAAATTTTGTGCAAAATGTCAATAGACACAAAATATAGTGCCCACACCCCATAGGGTAGGGGAGTATAGCAATTTTTACAATGTATATAGCAACATATACAATTTGATGTGTAGTATAATATAGACAACGAAAAAAACTGAACGGAGGGTCGACAAATGAAAAGCTTATTTAATTCTGTATTAGAAACTGCCGCATTGTTTAAAAACTGTGATGGCCATTCGCAAAGTATAATATTAAGAGAGGAATGCGCAGAGCTCATTGTAGCTTTATCGCATTTTGAAAGAAACCGAAAGGGGTCTTTTAATGAGATATTAGAGGAACTATCGCATGTTCTTATATCCTGTTTTGCATTTATAATTTGTGCAGATATTCCAGTGGAGGAGCTTACGGTGGAAGTAGATAAAAAATACAATAAGTATCATTTTGAAAGCGAGGTGAAAAAAAACCCATGAAAGAAAAAATTAAGATTACAATCACTTTAACCGATGATAACATCGTTTTGTATGGTGAGAATACGCAAGACTTGACCGAAGATGACATCATTGACATCAACAAGATGCTAGGCGGTCTCGCTAATACTTCAAGTATTTTACAGGAAGGAGACCCAACAAATGGAAATGCGTAAATTCATCATTGAGATACACTCCGACGGCACGTTGACGTGCTGCGAGTACGAGGACCCAAAGGACGCGGCCAGAGCCGCAACTGAACGTGCGTGGCTGGCCGGTTATCGGCAAGCACTCAAGCATTGCGACGAGCAGGTTAACACGCTTAAGGGTTTCAAAGGCACTTGCCAATCATCCGATCTCATGTATCAGGGGGCCGAATCCGTTCGCTATGTGGTGTCATCGGCCTATCGTAAATACCTTAACACAGAAAAATAAGTCGAAACGGCCCTCTGGGCCGTCCTCCGGGACCGCCCGCCCGGTGCTGATGAGACAGGGCACATACTGAAAGGAGTTTTGTATTATGGTCGAAGCAATGATGAAGTCCGAAAACAATGGTGCTATGATGGTGTCCGACGTGATGAACACCGGTGCCGGGTATACCGATATGAACCTTTCTGACCGGTCTGCCGCGGTTGCATTCTACAATGCGACGAGCAACCCCGCCAACAAACTGAAGGAGCACGTCAACGAGGTTCTGTCGCTGGTTCATGTTTCCGTGGAGTGCGTAGAGGTCAGCAAGGACGACGTCCCCGAGGGCAAAACGTTTGCCCCGCGTATCGTCCTCATTACCGAGGACGGGCAGTCGTACGCCTGCGTGTCCGTTGGCGTGTATCAGTCTTTGAAACGGATGTTTACGCTGCTCGGTACCCCTGACACGTGGACGGAGCCGGTGAAGATCAAACCTGTGCTTATTAGCACCAAAAAAGGTCAGGTTTTGTCTTTGAATCTGGTTTAATCTAATCAATGGCCGCCGCACATGCGGCGGCCCTATTTGTTATAAGGAGGCCCCATGAAAAGTAAAGATAATAGAGTATCCTTGCTTAACTGCAATGACTCCCTGATATATCTTGCAACTGTCATTGTATACAGTGGAGTCGCAAATAAAGATGTTAATTTTTTCCGTTCTGAATGGGCCAAAATCATTTTTAACGGTCTTGGCATTGAAGCGGATCCCCTCAACTGGTATTATAAAATCATGGATAGAAAGGAGCGCAAGAAGCATGGCAGTAGGCGCAGCTAAAGCAAGTGCAACCCTTAAATACAGCTCGGAGCTGTACACCCCCTATGCCTTGGAGTCTTGGCCCGATAATCAAATGCGCAAAGAGTATTCCCGATTGCGTGACATTGCGCAGAAACGTATTAAGCGCTTGTCAAAGGACCCCATCAGCGGCACAAGCGACGTTTATAAGGAATTTGCTGGGGGTTTCCCGACCATAAAGGCACTGCGGGGAGACCGTAAAGCATTGGAGCAGGCCTTGGCAGATGTAGCGCGTTTTGTGCGCTCCAAAGGCTCCACCGTTGGCGGTGCTCGTGCCGAATTTGAACAAAAAATGAAAGTTGGCGGCATTGACATTGCCGACGTGCCAGAAGATCAATACACGGCCCTATCTGAATGGTGGGAGATCGTGAAGGCATCGGGCGTGTATTACTATCCGTCAGATCAGCCTATCATGTACTGGCGCGAGAAAGGCGGCTACAACGTCAGTATTGACGATTTTGTAAAGTGGCAGCAAGGTGAGGTCAACTATGGTAAAGAGTGGGACTACAGCGACGGCAGCAGCTCCGCCGACCTGCGCGGAGGTTTTGGCGGAGGCTTGTAATTATAATCCGGTTCCCTGGCTCATGGAGCACTTGGATAGAAAACACACTAAAGGCAAAAAGCGCAAAACGTACAAGAAGCGTTTATATGTGGATATGCCGTGTGCGTTTGATATTGAGACTAGCCGCGTGTGTGTTGACGCCGACGACAACCCCCACACCATTATGTATATTTGGCAATGTCAACTAGGTTTGGATATTACCATTATCGGCAGGACGTGGGATGAGTGGTTGAATTTTACAGGTGCGATCAGCGACTACTTGCTAGCCAACAGCGGCCCTCAGGGTGAATGGTTTTTGTGTATGTATGTCCATAATCTTGCCCACGAATTCCAATATCTGTCGGGCGTTTTGGATTTCGGCCCGGGCGATGTGTTTGCCAGCAAGCCTCGCAGGGTAATAAAATGCGACAACCGCGCTATTGAATATCGTTGCAGCATGCGCCACAGCAACTTGTCACTTGATGCTTGGGGCAAGCAGCTGGGGGCCCCACATGCCAAATTGACGGGTGCACTTGACTATTCAAAAGTGCGGTATCCATGGACTCCCCTGACATCTACAGAATTAGCGTATTGTATTAATGATGTTCGGTGCATTGTGGAGTGCTTGTTAATTGAGATGAAGCGAGACGGCGACGACCTCTACACGTTACCATTAACGCGCACCGGTTATGTCCGACGAATGGCCCGCAAAGCTATGTACAAATGGGGCAATGAACGGGTCAAGCGTTTACTGCCGTCGTGGGAACTATATCAAATGCTGCGTGAGGCATTCCGAGGCGGTGACACCCACGCCAACCGGTATTATGTTGGGCTCCATCTGGAAAATGTCGGTTCTGCGGATATGTCTAGCGCATATCCCGCGACACAATGCGAATGTTATTTCCCAATGACTCCATTTAGGCAGGAGCCAGCCACCGTCGGGCGGCTGATGCAATGTATGCGGCACGGCAAGGCGTGTTTGATGCGATTGCAAGTAAAAGGTTTGCGCCAACGTTTCAAGTGGTGGGGGTTTCCTTATATCCCTCTTGCGAAGGTTCGGCACTGTGAAGGATACACTAACGACAATGGCCGTTTGTTGTCTGCTGAACATTTCGAGATTACCATAACCGATATAGATTTTAGAATCATTGCAAAAGAATATGACTGGGATGCCCTTAACGTTTTGGACCTGTACACGTCCGATTATGGCAAATTGCCTAAACCGTTGACGGACTGTGTAAAAGAAAGCTATACCGGTAAAACATCCCTTAAAGGTGTAGCCGGTCAAGATTTGTATTATGTTAAGGCCAAGGGCGATCTGAATAGCTATTATGGTATGACCGCACAAGACCCCCTGCAGCTGGACACACTTTTTGACGAGGACGACCCCGACAATCTATGGAGCGAATGCACCGACGACCCAGAGGGCAGATATAACGATCACTGCCCACACTTGTTCCTACCGTACCAATGGGGCGTGTGGACGACTGCCCACACGCGCAAGCGCCTAAAAATAGCGCAATGGGCCGCGGGCAAGAATGGCGTGTACTGCGATACAGACAGTGTAAAATACATGGGCAAAATTGATTTGTCGGACTTTAACAAAGCAGTGAAACAACTTGCAAAAGATAACGGCGCTTGTGCCACTGACCCAAAAGGCAACACTCATTATATGGGCGTCTATGAGCAGGAGCGTAGCTATGCAGAGTTTATGACATGGGGCGCTAAAAAATACGCGACTACCTATAAAAAAGGCGGGCCGATCACTACCACTATAGCAGGAGTCAGCAAGCGGAAGGGCGGTTTGGAGCTGGCCCTGTGGGGCGGTTTTGAGGTGTTTAAGCCGGGGTTTACGTTTTGTCTTGCGGCAGGAAATCAGGTTATTTATAATGACCGCCCAAATGTGCCCGATTTTGTGGTTGATGGGCATACGGTCCACATTACGAGAAACCTGTGTATTTGTGATAATACCTATACGTTGGGCATCACTGACGAGTACGCAAAGATACTAGGGTACAAGATTATGGAGGTTATCTGATGATTAAACTGTACACCGATGAAGGGTGGCCAAATTTTTCTGAGAAGGACGGAATTCTGTCCACTGGTGCATCTATTATTTTTATATGGGGCGGGCGTGGTACCGGCAAGACCTATGGAGCGCTAAAGCACGTCCACCAGACCGAGGAGGAATTTCTGTATCTGCGCCGCACGCCGCAGCAAGCGGAGCTTATTTGTGCGTCGCCCAGTATGTGGCCGTGGTCTCCGTTGAATGATGATCTACAAACGCATTACGCCCCGTTTAAAATACCTAAAATAGCGGGACTGTATGAAGTAGGCAACGCAGGGGCCTACACTGATACAGGGTCTCCCATAAAACCGGCCCAAATGGCCGGAGTTGTGGGGAGCGTCGTAACTCTTGCCCGCACCCGTGGTTTTTCAAGTCCCCACACCAATATAATCATCTTGGATGAATATCAGAAAGAAGAATCCGACTATTACAGGCGCGGTGAGGGAGTGGGTCTTGCTAACATATATGAAACGGTAAACCGTAACCGCGAATTAAAGGGGCAAAAGCCCCTGACGCTGTTGTGTATGTCGAACGCTGTTGGCATGGCAAACCCCTATTATATGCAATGGGAGATCACCGACACAGTAGAAAAGATGATCGGCAAGAAAGAGCGCGTAAAGCTGCTTGCTGATAAGGGCATTCTGTTGATTGATCTTGTGGATAGCCCTATTGCAAAGGAAAAAGCAAATACGGTCCTCTATAGGTCCATGACCGGCACAGATTTTTACAGATCAGCTATCGAGAATCAGTACAGCGCCGAAGAAAAGAGTTTGGTTGTGTCCCGGCCCCTGCGTGAATACTACCCACTTGTACAAATCGGGCGGTGTTGCATCTACGAGCACAAGAGCAAGCCTCTATACTATGTATGTCGTCACAGGTCGGGCGAGATGCCCATGTATGGAACCGGCGAATATGAGCGAAAACGATTTAGGTCCGCGTATGGTTATATTTGGCCCGCGTACTTGCAGCGGCAACTTGAATTTGAGCGGTACTCGGATGAAATTTTCTTCCGCGAGTATTGCGGTACTTGACTTTTCTGCGCAGTCAGAATATACTAAAGATAATCCCCGGTGCCCACAGGCAGCCCCCAGAAGGGGCGGGCAGGCGTCAGCCAGCGCAAGAACCGGGGATTTACTTATATCTGTATGGGAGGTGATGTTATATGAACGTTTACGCAGTGTTGGCCGTTCTGGTATTCATCGGGATGGATGTCGTCAGTGGCCTGATTAAAGCCTTTTCTACCACTGGGTTTGATTCCAGCGTGATGCGTCAGGGGTTTTACCACAAACTCGGTGAAGTTCTGGCCGTGGGGTTGCTCGCTGCCGCTGATTTCTATCTGCCCATTGTCGGCGTTAATGTCGATGTATCTTTCTCGGCCATTGGTTGCGCCTACTTTGTTTTGATGGAAATTGGCAGCATCATTGAGAATATAGGAACGATCAATCCTGAATTGGTGGGGCCTCTTACTAAAATTTTTGCAAAACTCAAGGGGGATTAACCATGGGTTGTTATATCATTTTTGCCCAGTCAATCACAAACGAACGCGCGTTTCTGCTGGCTGATTTGTGCGCCCGTTTGGGTGTTGCCTACTATAGCGACTGGGCCGACAATTCCCACACGCGGCAGTGTTGCGCAGTGGGTCCCGTAACAAACGGAGACAAAGACCAGGTAGTGAAATGCCTGGCGCACGATACGTATGTTGTAATGGAGGCGACCAAAGTTGAAAATCAGTGAAAAAGCGGCCCTCGCTATGGCCGGATATACCAAATCAGAAATCGAAGCTATGGAGAAGCCGCAGCCCGCGCCGCAGCTCGCGCCGCAGCCCGCCCCGCAGCCTGTGCCGCAGCCTGTGCCGCAGCCCGTGCCGCAGCCCGTGCCGCAGTACGATGGCCTTGAGACCCTTCTACAGCAGCTTTTGCAGGGTCAGCAGACTACCGCGCAAGCAATGCAGACAATGACACAGACGTTACAAGCGAACGCACTGGGCCTTGGCATCCAGCAGCAGCCGACGGCAGATGCTGCCACTGTGACGGCCCGAATTATCGACCCGACTTATGGAACGGAGGTAAAGTAAAATGCCCCTTGGTATGGATTTTGCGGACATTGCCGCAATTTTGACCGAGATCAACAAACTGGCCACGGGCCAGACACCGACGTCGCCCATCGTGGACACGTCTAGTTTCGTGTCTGTGGCGCAAGCCACGTTGTTGACCGGCCCCGACAACTACACTAAAGCGATTAGCCAAGTGTTGGGACGTACCATTTTTGCCGTCCGCCCCTACGATGCCCCGCTGAAACGCTTGCAGGTGACGGGCGACGACTGGTCTAACCATGTGCGGAAGATCAATTTTTGCGACAGCGACCCCGTCACCGATAAGGCGTGGGCGCTGGTGGACGGCCAGAGCGTGGACATGTACGAAGTCCACAAGCCTAAAGTCCTCCAGACAAACTACTACGGCCAGACCAATTACAGCCGCGTGTACACGCAAGCTGATACCCAGATGGAGGCAGCATTCAAGGGGCCCGAGGAACTGGCGCAGTTTTGGTCGTCCTTCGTGCTGCATCTGTCGAACCAGATCGAGGCAGACCGACGCAACCTTGCCAACAACCTAATGGCCAACCATCTGACCGGCATGACTGTGACCAGCCCGCACAGCGTTGTGTATTTGCTCGATGAGTACAACGCCCAGCAGGGCACCACCCTGACAGTGAAGGACGTCTACAAAGAAGCGAATTTCCCGGGTTTTGCAAAGTACGCCTATGGCCGTATCAACGACATTTCCCGCCTTATGAAAGAGCGGTCTATCAACTGGCATCAAAACTGGGTAATCGGCGACACGACGTACAACATCATGCGCCACACTCCATATGACCGTCAGCACCTTTACCTGTACAGCGGCACGCAGAGCCAGATCGACGCCCGCGTGATTCCCGAGGTATTCCATGACAACATGCTGAAATACCGCGACGCCGAGCAGGTTACGTTCTGGCAGAACATCGACAAGCGCGAGACCATTTCCGCAACGCCTGTTGTGACCACTGACGGTAAGGCATCCAAGAATGCCGCGGTGCAGCTGTCGAATGTGTTTGGATGCCTGCTGGATTGGGACGCTATCGGCTACACTCCGAAGCTGTCCCGTGTGGTCCCGACCCCCATGAACGCCCGTGGCCTGTATACTAACTTTTGGTACCACTACGGGTGGTCGTGGTACGATGACTTCACCGAGAACGCCGTTCTGTTCCTGATGACTGCCGGCGACGTCACCGCGCCCAGCTCTGGCAAAGCCTCCACCCTGAAAACCACCACGCACAAGGACGCAGACCCCTCTAAGTCCTGACCGGCACCGGCGGGCATCTGCCCGCCGGTTATTTTATAGGAGGTGCAAAATGCAAGCTACCTTTTATCAGTTTGCAAAGCGCACAAACAGCACAAAGCGGCCCAGCGGTGGGCAGGGGTTCGGAATTGACCTTAAAGCCCCTTGCAATATCATTGACCCCGAGATCAAAATTGCAACACAGAGCGACCCTACCGGGTACAATTATTGCTACCTTCCCACATTTAGCCGGTATTACTGGGTGAAGAACTGGACATATACGGATGGGCTCTGGAATGCCTCGCTGACTGTTGACACGCTGGCAAGCTACCGCGACCAAATCGGCAATAGTACGGAGTATGTCACAAGATCGTCGGCGCAGTATGATGGTACAATTTCAGATGGACTCTACCCGGCATCGGCTAAAGTGCAAAGTGTAACAACCGCTTTTCAAGGTGGCTTTGCGGAAACAATTAGCGGGGGATTCTTTGTTATTGGGTTTATAGCTAAAGCCGCAAACTCCATTGGGGCTATTACATATGCAGTAATGACCCCTACAAATGCCAAAAAACTATCTGCAAAATTGCTGACTGATGTGTCATACCTTAGTATTGACAATTCAGAAATTAGCGACAATTTAACAAAGATCCTTTTTAATCCATATCAATATATCGTCAGTTGCACCTATTATCCATTTAACATTGCAGAAATCACCGCGCATTTGCCTCTCGTCTCCAATGTAGATGTGGGGTGGTGGTCTGTGGACGTCCCGTGCTGGATTTTGGGAGAAGATAATAATAACTTTACAAAATCGGTAAATGTGAATGTTCCGAAGCACCCACAGGCGGCAAATCGAGGGGAGTATTGCAATGTGGCCCCCTACACAGATTACACTATTTTTTTGCAGCCCTTTGGAGTAATACCTCTTGACGCTTCTAAACTGTGGGGTGCCACAACATTATCTATACAATATGTGACTGACCTTTTTACCGGCGACAGCATTTTACGTATATTCACCAACGCAAATCAGTTAGTACACGAAACGACAGCAAAATTAGGTGTTTCTATTCAACTATCTAATATTACTTTTGGCATCCCCTCAGGTAACAACGGGCTACTACAAACCGGTATAGCTGCTGCGTTTGGAGGTCTACAGGCCGCGTTATCCGGTGGTTCTATTTCGGACGTCGGAAATGGTATTTTAAATGCTGCACAGGCAACTAATGCAGATGTAGCGAGCAAGGGCGCAACAGGGTCCACAATAGCTTTTGATACAATCCCTTATATAGTTGCCCGTTTTAAAATTCTTGTGGACGACAACAACGAGGACCACGGCAGGCCCCTTTGCCAGCGCGTCCAGCTGTTCAGCATTCCGGGTTTCATTATGGTAGATGACCCCGACATCGCATTAACCGCGACTGCCGCCGAGATTGACAGCGTTAAAAGTTATATGAAAAATGGATTCTTTTTAGAGTAGGAGGCATCAAACAATGGCAGTATATAAACAGTGCATTACTGATGTATCACCGATCAGAGTGACAGCCGGTTATCCTGCGTACTCTGACGGCAGCCATCACCGGGGCATTGACACCGTCCACGGAGATCATAAAGCCTACGCGCCCGAGGCGGGCGTGGTGGTCGTGGCTCAGCACTGGAACGGCAGCACCTCGGGCGATCAGTCATGGGGCAATATGATTAAAGTACGGATGACCGACGGCACGACATGGCGAGCCGCTCACTTTGCCTCACAGATTTGGAACGTGGGCGACACCATTTCCAAGGGGCAGTTTATCGGCACACAGGGCGAGACCGGCAACGCGACGGGCATACACACGCACTGGGAATATGCCGATGCCGCCGGAAACCTGAGGGACCCGTCCAGCATTATCAGGATCCCGAATCAGGTGGGGACATGGGTCGTAGAGTGGGACTCGGGCGGGGGCCCTGGTCCGGGCCCTGGTCCGGGCCCTGGTCCGGGTCCCGGGCCGTGGCCTACTGGCAAATTGCCGGTATGGTTGCTGTTTAAGATGGCGAGGGGAGGTCGTCTGTTGTGAGTGCTCCATACAGCTACGATCAAATTAACGCCCATGTGTCGCCGGTGACTCCCTCCGTAATGCACACCAAGGGTAACAGCTTGTCCTATTATTTCCGTAAATACCTGTTTCTTGAGGCCGTGTCTATGGTCCGCTGGACATTGCCCGAAACATGGCCCAGTAACCGCTTGCAGTATCTTGTTTTTGGTTCCGGCGGTGTAACGGTTTTTAACACTGACCGTTATGGCCTCGTATATGACCGAATGGGACTGACCGGCATTAACATTTTTTACAATCCTACGCACTCCATCATTGCAAATCCTTTTATTAAGGGGTCCCCATATTTGCAGATCGGAAAGCAATGCGAAATCATCAATTTACAGCCCGATTACCGCGGGATGGTTGATATTGTGGCATATTACGGGGACATGATGGCCCTTGCCGCCCAGACCATCCAGAGCAATTTAATAAATAGCCGCCTTGCCTACGTGTTCGCGGCAGGCAACAAAGCGGGTGCGGAATCTTTCAAAAAGATGTTTGACGCAATTATGCAGGGCGACCCCGCCGTTTTTGTTGATGCCTCTTTGCTCAAAGCGCCCAAGAATGGGGCATCCGGGCCAGCCCCGTGGATGTATTTTGCAACTGACCTCAAAGGGAACTTCATCACCAATGAACTGTTAACAGCCCTTAAAACCATTAAAGCACTATTTGACACCGAGGTCGGTATTCCGAATACCAATACCAGCAAGAAAGAGCGGATGTTGACCGACGAAATCAATTCGAACAACGTCGAAACAGCCGCTAAGGCGTCGCTCTGGTTGGACAGCTTACAGCGTGGTTGCGAACGGGTCCACAAACTGTTTGGAATTGATAAGTCTACTTTGTGGGTCGATTGGAGGTTCCCACCCGATACTAATACGCAGGAGGTGAACAACGATGCACTCAACCTTGAGCTTTAACGGGTTGTTGGCAGGATACCCAGAACTGTTTGAGGACTTGAAAGTTCCAAACAGTGTATCTAAAGAAGCTGTCTGCAATCAATTACTGTTTGATACGCTGGAATTAGAGGTACTATATGCAGACGGCCCCACAATGCGAAGGGCTCTGGGTGTATATTCTGAAACCATGCTCCCGAGCTGGACCCGGTACGCCGAGGCACTGGGCCTTGAATACGACACACTGGCATCGGATGACCGAACCAGAACTGCCGACCACTCAGGGACCGGCACCGGCACAAACGGCGTCAAGGGAACGACAACCAGAGTGCCGAACCTGACCACCACCGGCCAAAATAACGGCAGTGACAGCACTACCCGGGATGTTACGGGGTTTGACAGTGGGACATTGCAGACCGCAGAGAGGAGCACTACGGCCCTCGGTACTGGGAACACCATTACCAGCAGTGGCACGGATACGACCACCTCCGATCAGACAACCACCTCGGAGTCGCACGACAACTACAAAGACACCGTGACCGAGAAGGGCCGGGCAGGGCGAGACCCGCAAGACCTCATTGCAAAAGAGTTGTCACTCGCAATGGAAAATGCAGTTCATAAAATCGTCACGGACATTCGAGCAAACTTTTGTTTGCTGGTATATTAAGGAGATGCAATAATGGGTAATATCAATCCTATTCACAAAGCACCCTACACCAACTTCCATGATCTCAATCTTGATTGGATTATTGAAGTGCTTAACGAATTTAACACCAAACTGACGGATTTTGTCAGTTTGGCCACGATTAAGTATGCAGACCCCATCCAGTGGGACATTACCAGCCAGTACGAGGCAAACACCGTGGTTGTGGACAGCAATGGCAACGCATATCTGTCTGTGCGGCCGGTGCCGTCCGGTGTCTCTCTGGACCGTACCGAGTTCTGGACAAAAATTGGCAATTTCGATGAGCTTTGGG